GCGGTCGCGGTCGTCGACGAACACTGCGTCGTCGACGATCGGCGCGAGGTTGGCCCGCATCTCTTCGACGAGCCACTCGGGTTCCCATCGCCACCCGTACGCCGCGACCAGTCTCACGAGGTGTCCCAGACCCATCCCGGCTGCCCGTCCTCGGGCGGCCACCCGACGGCGAACGCGCCGCACAGCACGCCCGGCCCGAACGCCAGCGTGAACAGCTTGCGATGCCCGGGCCGGATGTTGGGGTTGACGAAGCAGCCGCGCAGGCCTGCGGCGACGGCGGCCAGGCCCATCTGCCCGGCCATCACCCCGGCGTCCAGGTACGGCATGAAGGTGACCTCGTCGCCGGCCTTGTAGGCGACGGGGTCGGCGATCAGCAGCAGCACGGCGGGCGCCCGGTGGATCCAGCCGACGCCGCCGACGAGCAGGCCACCGAGCAGCGCCTTGGCGTCGCGGTCGGCGACGACGCGGACGGTGACGCCGCGGCGTGCGCACGACGACGGCGCCCGCTCGGCCGCCTCCAGCACCAGCCCGAGCGCGTCGTCCCCGACGGGCCCGTCACCGAACACGCGGTGGGAGTGCCGCTCGCGCAGGATGCCGCGCAGCACGTCGGCCTTGCGGCCCTGGTGCTCCAGATACCGCTGCTGGTACTCGTCCATCAGCGGGCCATGACCTCGACGTGCAGGTCCGCGCCCAGGTACGACGTGCCCGCCCACTCGACCATCCCGTAGTGCGACACGCCCTTCACCAGCACCGAATCGGCGACGACCGGGTCGTCGGCGTCGTCGTACTCCTCGGCGTAGATCGGCTCCATGCCGGCCTCCAGGGCGTCCTTCACCGACACGTCCGTGCCGACGTCGAGGTAGGCGTCCAGCTTCCGCTGCGCCGCGTCATCGGCCACCGACGACACCGCGATCTTCACCAGGAAGTTCATCAGCACCGCGCCGCGGAAGCTCTTGTCGTAGTCGATCGCGGGCCGGGACGTGGAGGTCTCCGACCCGATGCCCGGCACGATCGTCGCGGCGGGCGGGGAGATCGACCCCTCCACGTACGGCAGGACTCGCAGGCCCTCCACCGTCTCCAGCCGCGCCGCCAGCGCCTGGCGGACCGCCAGGATCGACGCCACTACGCGATCACCGCCGCCAGCCGCCGGTACGGGTACAGCAGCGACTCCACCCGCGCGTTCTCACGGATCCGGATCAGCCCGAAGTCGGCCATCCCCTGGATCCCGAACGGGGCGTCGCGCATCTTGAAGATCTCGATGGCGGTCATCGTGGTGGCCTCCACGACCGGCGCGGGCACGGCCGCCCAGCCCCACGCCGCCGTCACCGGCACCCGCCCCGACAGGCCCGGCCCAAAGATCCGCCAGAACGGCCAGCCTGGCTCCCCGTCCACCACGCCGTTCTCCGGCTCCAGCTCGAACGCCTCCGCCGAGTAGGCGGCGCCGCCCACGATCAGGCCGTCCGTGGTGTGGAAGTCGTCGACCAGCAGCACCCCGCCCGTCACCGGGAACACCCGCTCCGACGGCGCGTCGGCCTTCTGGAACTGGCGGCCGCAGAACCGGTTCACCGCACGCGACGCCGCATCGGCCGCCGAGGTCAGCTCAGGGTCGTCGGCGTCGTCGTCGATGCCCAGCCGGTCCTTCAGCTGCTCGGCCGTGATGTACGGGTCGCCGAGGGACATCAGCCCGCGCCCGGCCCGCCGGCCGTCAGGCGGCCGATCAGCTCGTCCTTGGTGCCCGAGGTGGGCAGGCCCCTGGCCCGGCACTCGTCGGCCAGCTCCTTGCGGGTCCACGTCTCCAGCGGGCCCGCCGGTGCCTCCGGCTCCGGCTCGGGAGGCAGGACCGGGCCGCGGAACTCGCCCGGCCCGGCGGTCGCCGTCTCCGACCGCACCGGGCGGCCGCCCAGCCGCGTCACCGTCAGCGGCCGGAACAGCTGCTGCCTGCCCTGCACGACCGGGTCGTCGCGATGCACCACGGTCACACCCTTGCGGATCGGATACCGGCGGCCACCCGCCACGATCGTCGTGGTCACTCGCGCGACCAGCAGCTCATCGGCGTCCACGGCCGCTCCTTCCATGGATCACGCGCCGCCGCCCCGACCCCCCTGCGGGGCGGCGGCGCTCCCTGATCAGCTGTTGGTCGGGTCCACCAGCACGCGGAACGCGTTGTGGTTCAGGATCAGCGAGGAGTTGCGCCACACGGCGACGATCGCCCGCTGACCCGTCCAGCGCCGGTTGGTCGAACCGAGAACGTGCGGCTGCAGCTCCACCGTCATGCCGAGCCGGTCCACGATCAGGAACTGGGAGAAGTCGCCGAACAGCAGCACGCGGCCGTCGGCGTCGCCGATGGAGTCCATCTCCGACGCCTCGTGCGCCGGGTACCCCAGCAGCTCCGACGGCTGCCCGGACGCCAGACGCACCCACAGCTCACCGCCGTCGGACTGCGTCGACAGCCCCCGCACCTTGTTGTAGGTGTTCTTGTTGCCCAGGAACCGGCCGCGGCCCCGGTAGCGGACCGGAAGCTCGGCCTCCAGGTTGTATAGGTCGTCGACGTCGAGGGCGCCCGCCGACGCCATCAGCACCTCGGAGGCGTTGTCGAGCGTCGCCACCACGCCGGACGGGTTGTTGCCCTGCCCGTCGCCCAGGACGAAGGAGGCGTCCTCCTCGCGGTCCTTGGCGTCCATCAGCAGCCGCGAGATCTCGCTGCGCAGCTGCGGCCAGTCCTGGTCGATCTCGACGGAGAACTCCACGTTCGCCAGGACCCGCGTCGGGCTCACTTCGGGCTGCGTGATCGCGAAGCTGTCGTCGCCGGCCTCGGCCGCCTCACCCGACCGGGACACCGTCACCCCGGAGGAGGTGATGCCCTGCCAGGTCTTGGAGGTGATCTGCTCGACCCGGGCGATCTGCCGCAGCGGCGACGTGGAGCCGTCGTTGGTCAGGATCACGGTCGGGTCGAGCTGGAACGGCACCGCGAAACCGCCGGCGGTGTCGGGGGCCAGCGCCATCGCGCGCTGCTCCTCACCGGTCAGCACGTGCGGGCCGCCGTGCATGACGACCTTCCCGAACGCCCGGTCGTACACCGGCGACCCGGTGGCCAGGATCCGCTTGGCGAAGGACCCGAAGCGGTCGTCGGCCCGCTCCAGCAGGTCCGTCACGTGCTCGGCCGTCCGCTCCCGCGACTGCCCCAGCATCGGGAAGTTCGCGCGCTCGATCGCCCGCCTGGCGTTGTCGTGCAGCTTGTGCCGGTACTCCTCGTCGCTGGACGACGACGACCGGATCGCCCGCTCGTCGTAGATGTCGTCACCGCGCTTACGGATGAACGCCGGGGTCGCGGCCGCCGCGCGCTCGGTGGAGGCGGGCTGGCCCGCGACCTCCCGCAGCCGCTCACGCCGCGCCTTCATCTCCGCCACCGTCGCGACCTGCTCGTCGCGCTCGGCGTTCAGCTGGTTCCACTCCTCGCGCGCCTCGTCGCTCATGCGGGTGCCGGCGAAGTCGGCGTCCAGCTCGGCGATCCGCGCGTCGATCTCCTTGATGCGCTCCTCGCGGTCCTCGATGGACCGCGGTTCGGCGTCACTCATCTGAGCCTCTCCTCAAAGTGCGTTGGCCTAGCGGCCCGTCGGATCCGGCAGGTACCAGCGGGGGCCGGTACCGCCGAGGTAGACCGAGTGCGCGCCGGCCGCAGGAGTGCTCCTCGCGGTGACGTGCGGCTCGTCGGCGCCCTGCGCGGGCGGCTGCTCGTCGTGGGTCTCCTCCGGCGCCTGCGCGTGCCCCCCGGCCGGGCCCTCGGGCTCGGTGGGGTGCGGCGCGTCGTCCCGCTCGGCGGGCTCAGGCGCGGACTCGGCCGCGTCGGCGAGCAGCACCGCGCGGGCGAGAAGTCGTCGGGTGTCGGGCTCGTGGATGCGGCCCAGGTCGATCACCGCCGAGCGCACCCCGACGGAGGTCTCCTCGTAGGCGGGCCACATCACCGGCCCGATCTCGGGGACCCGCAGCTCCTTCAGGTCCCGCAGCAGCAGTTCCTCGTCGGGGACGTCCTCGTACCAGGTGCGGCGCAGCTGCTCGCGCAGCGTCTCCTCGTCGCGGATCTCCTTGCCGCCGGCGTCGAACCACCGCTCCCGCACCACGGAGAACCGGAAGCTCATGCCGTTGATCGAGCCGGACGCGATCGCCTCCCGCACCGGCTCCACCAGCCAATTGTCGTGCAGGCGGCCCACCACGTGCGCGCCGCCCTCGGGGGCGTGCTCCGGATGGGCCTCCTCGGCGATCCGCTCCAGCGCCGCGATCGGAATCGAGCCGATCAGCGGGTGCCGGCCGTGGTCGTACTGGATCCGCGGCGGGTTCTCCCGGAAGCTCTTCTTCATCGCCCCCGGGGAGATCTTCTCCCGGAACCGGCCCTCCCACGAGTCGATGATCGTCTCGCGGTTGAACACCGCGCCCCACCCGTCCAGGGTGCGGCCGTCCCCGCCGTCCTCGCCGTCGGCCGCGCGGAGCGCGAACGGCGCCTCCCGCCGCACATCCGTGCGCGGCGGGACCGCCGCACGCTCCCGGTCCGTCGTCATCGTCATGACACTCCTCCGATGAGCGCCGCACGGGCGCGGTCGGGATCGCCGCCGCCGTTGGAGCCGGCATCAGGCTCGGCGGCCGAAGGTTCCTGCGCCGGGTTGGCCTGCGGTGACTGCAGCTGCACCGACAGCATCGGGTTCCCCTCGGCGTCGGTGACCGGCTCCAGCCGCGACCAGTCGTGATTGATCACCGCGTCCACGGCCGAGGCATGCGTGAAACCGTCCTTCACCAGGGTCACGATCGTGCGGGCCTCCTGCTCCTGCACCGCCGCCCGGTCGCTCGCGTCCATCGCCAGGAACGGGATCCCCCGCGTGCTCACCGCCAGGTGCGCCCGGTCGTCCGGCGGCGTCACGATCGTCTGCAGCGACGCGGCCGCGTTCGCCCACAGGTGCGCCAGCGTCCCGTCCCCGAACCGGCGCCGCGCCGCCACGAAGTTCCCCGCGTTCAGCGCCGAACCCTGCAGCCCCTCGGAGAACCCCACCCAGGACGGCGGGACGCCGGCGGCCGACGCCAGCCGCGACTCCGCCTTGCCCTGAGTGACGGAGAACTCGATCTCCTTGAAGTTGGCGCCGATCGCCTGCGGGTCCGCGCCGCCGCCCAGGAAAAGCGTCTTGTACGCGTTCTCTGCGCCGGCGTACTCGGCCTCGAAGATCTTCTTGAACTCCTTGACCTGCTGCACCGTCACCGTCGGATCGAACTTGATGACCAAATTAGGCGTCGCGCTATTACGCAGGAACGCGCGCTTGTGGTCGGTCTGCAAGTTGTCGCCGAGCACGTCCCGGATCACCGGCGTCACCCAGCTCATGCCCACGTACACGCCGTCGGGATCCGGCACCGGCGCGTAGTGCGCCACCTCGTCCGGCTCCAGCACCACCATCCGCGAGGTGTCGCCGTTCGGGGTGTACACGTACCCCAGCAGCTCCACATCCGCCGCCTCCGCCGGATGCTCGGCGTCCTCCTCGCTGCCCAGCACGATCGTCACCCAGTCCGGCCGCAGCCGCACCAGCCGGTCCACCGTCACCCGGCCGCGCCGCACCCGCCGGATCCGCCGCGCATAGAAGTTCCCGGCCGCCGTCACGTCCAGCTCCATGCGGGCCAGCAGATCCGCGGTCGTCCCGCCCGGCCACGGCCGTTCCAGCACACCCAGCTCCGGCGACCCGAACAGGTCGGTCTCCTCGCCCCGCTCGTACCGGGCCCACTGGAACCGCGCCTGGGAGAACACCTGCATGCGCGCCAGGGTCAGCGCGAAGATCGGGCCGTTGGACTTGACGATCCCCGACAGCGTCGAGCCGATCTGCTCCTCGTCCAGCGTCCCCATCGAGGTGCGCAGGACCCCGGCCTCCTGCGCCGCCAGCACCGCCTGCACGAAATCGGAGGCGCCCGACCCGCGCACCTGCGGGGTGCGCCGCCGCAGCCGCGACCACCAGCCCATCAGTCCCCCATCACAGCGAACGGGGCAACAGCGGCCCGCGGAGTCATGTCGTGTTCGATCGCGTGCGCCGCCGCCTCATGCGCCAGCACCGCCGCCACCGCGGCGTCGATCCACGCGCCGTCGGCGCGCTTGGCCATCTTCAGGTAGTGCTTGGCGAGCGTCTCGTCCTCACCCGGCCGGATCTTCTTCCGGGACCCCTTCACCAGCACCGCGTTCTTCACGTGCCGCGCGAGAGTCTCATCGCCGTCGTGGGTGACCTCGCCGTCGGCGGCTGCCGTGGTGAACCGGTCGATCGCCCGGTCGAACCGCTGCTCGACGTTGGTGGGGAACTCGATCACCCGCTGCTCACCGAAGTCGGCGGCCCACGCGTCCAGGTAGTCCTGCCACCGGTACGGGTCGGCGAACATCACCGCGACCTGGTACGCGCCGAAGGTGTCCCGCACCGCCTGATCCACGGCCGCCGTCGGGATCCTCCACGACGGGTCCGCCTCGTCCCGCTCCCAGATCCGGACCACGAACAGCCGCCGATCCGACAGCCTCTCAGCGATCAGCGCGGTCGCGTCGCGGCGCTTGGACCCGTCGAACCCCAGCGCGATCACCTCGCCCGGGGCGAGGGCGTCGTCCGGGCGGGCGAGGAAGTCCCACCGCTCCGGCGCCACGAACGCGCTCTGCCCGACCACGATCTCGTTCAGGAAGAACCGGCGCCGGTCCGCCTCCAGGTGCACCGGGCTGCGGACCTCGTGCATGATCCGGCCGCGGATGTTCACCCACCCGCCGCGCTCCCGCGCCGAGTCCCCGTACTGCCGCAACAGCTCCCGGTACAGCTCCTCATCGTCGTCGAGGTTCTCCACCCGGCGCGGCTCGACCGTGTCGATGTACACCCGGTCATTGCCGGACTCGGCCGTCACCTGCGCCTCCGACCCCTCGGTCGGGTCCCAGGCGTTGGTCAGCTCCAGCCACCGGCCGTCCATGCCGGCCACGTTCCGCTTCACCGCGCCGCACACCTTGCGGTGCCCGCCCTGCAGCGTGAACAGGTGCGACTCGGTGATCGTCACCATCGTCAGCGGCGCACCCAGCCGCGCCCGCGCGCTCGTGGTGACCGGCTCGATCTTCCCGCCGCCCGGCAGCATCACCCGCGTCAGCCCGATATCCAGGCCCGGCCAGTCCGCCAGCGGCCCGTTCTGCGCCATCGACAGCAGCGGACGCCAGGTGTTGTCGGTCTGCTCCTCCGACGTCCCCAGGCACGCGATCAGCGGCGTCGGATACGGCTTGCCGACCGGCTCACCGGCGGCGTCCCAGCCGTCGAAACGGGTCGGCCCCAGCGCCTCCGCCCACAAGATCGCCGCGCCGAACGGGTCCTTGCCCCACTTCTGCGACCGGCGGAGCTGCGCCCCGTAGTACCGCAGCGCCTCCGGCGCAGGCCACGGGTCCGCGTGCTCGTACAGCCGGTAGAAGTGCAGCAGGAACCGCCACATCTCATCGGTGAGCAGGAGCGGCTCGCCCTTGCGGTACCCGTCGGGGACGACGCAATGGGCCTCGATCCACTCCCCGACGTCATAGCCCAGGGTCGGAAACTCGCCCTCGTGCTCCGGCCCGCGCCACGGCATCAGCCCAGCACCTCGTCACCGGGGTCCGGGGTGTACTCCGCCAGCCACCGCCCGATCGCCTCGCGCGTCTCGACCGGATCCGGGCG